ATCTTCCGGCGTCAGCACCTGGTCGAGTTCGATGACCAGCGCGGGCATGCCGCCGGACGAGGTGGTGCCGGTCGCCAGGATGCGGCCGCCGAAGCGGATGCCGGCGTAAGCCGGATCGTGGATTGCGATGATGTCGCCCGGGCGCACCAGCAGATGATCGAGACCGGCTTTATAGGTCACCGTTTCTGTACAGGCCTGCTCACCGGCGATCAGCCAGTTGCCTTGACGATAAGCCTGGCCCGCCGTCGTGCAGCCGATCGCGTTGATCGATAGGATATTGGGCCCCAGGATCGACGTGACGGTGAGTTCCGGGTCCTGATAGACGATAGGCGTCGGCTGCCAGTAGTTCGTCGGGTCCAGGTAATTCGCTATGACCAGAGTGTGGCGTGATTTCAGGCTGGTGCCTTCGTACGTGAAATTGCCGTCGATCACGTCGGCCTGGTTGACGATTTGCGAGATGCCGGCCGGCATGTCGGCGGTGAAGCGCAGCGAGCCCGCGCCCCAATAGGTCATGCCGCGCCAGATCGAGCAGATCGTCTGCAGGACGCGGTACGCATCGTCCCGGTTCGACATCCAAATATTGCAGGTATAGCGCGGCTCCATGCCGCCGAAGCCATCTGGCACCAGCCCGTCGCAATATTGCGCGATCGTGTAGAGGTCCCATTTCGTGTATTGCAGGGAACTGGCCGGCAGGCCGCAGCCGTAGCGATTGTTCGTGACCAGATCCAGCGCGATGAATGCCGGATTGTCGGTCGCCGCCTGCTGGTAGGACACACCGTCCCAGGTGCCGCCTGACGTGCCGGGGCCGGTCGTCGCATAGGTGCGGGTCACCGGATCGTAATTCAGCGGAACGTTAATCTGCACGCCGACCAGGTCGTAGGTTCGCACCGGCACGGTCGCGCCGAAGAATTCGCTATCGAACGTCAGCGCCATGTAGGCGCAGTCCGAATACAGCATCTGGTAATCGATGATCTCGTCGACCGAGCCGAGATAGGTCGCATTCTGCAGGTTGGCCGTGGTGGAATCAGGCGTTATCCGCGTGACGAAAATCGACCATGGCCCCGTGCCGGGCAGCGCGAAGGTGTAGCTGCGCTCATAGGTCGACGTGCATTTGCCGCTGATCGTGTCCGTCAGGATATGCACCTTGATATCGTCCGCCGGCGTCACGTCGATCGCTATCTGCACAGACGTGGGATTGATATCGCCATTATGCGTGTCTGTATAAAGAAGCGCCGGAAAATCGAGCGTGACGGTGGCGCGCGTACAGTCGGTGTTGGTCACCGTGAATTCGACCGGCGCTTCGTTGGTGATCTGCTCGCTGACCGCGATCGTGTTCTGCACGGCCGGGAACCCCGCCGCGTAGCCCTGGTCCGCCGTGCCCAGGAACAGCTGATAAGTGACGCCCTTGAAGCTGTAGGCACCGAGCGAGTTCTTCAGCGGCGTATCGTTGAAATAGATCGACTGTGCGCCGTTCACGAGGCCCCCGATCGGCCCCTCGCTCAGCAGGTCGATGATCGTGACAATCGCCTTGGACTGCAGCGTGTTCGGTGCCTCGACGCCGCCGGCGCTGCCTTTGCCCTTGCCACTGCCGGCGCCCATCGCGCGGCCGTGATGGATGACGTGCGATTTAAGCGGCTTGAACGCGCTCGTCCGGCTCGGCGTGGCGCCGGGATCATGAACAATGGCGAAATGGCTCATGAGCCAGGCCCGGTGATCGGGTTGTCGAAGCTGCCGCCGCTGGTCGGGTTGCTATAATCGCCCTGATCCGAACCGTTCAGCGCGACCGCTTCGTAGCCGGCCGAAATGACGACGGACCCCACGCGGATTTTCATGCCATAGGCGATCGGCACCGGCCCACCTTGGCCAACGGTATTGAGCGGGCCTGAGAGCAGGAAGCTTGCATTCGGTCGCGGCGGTTTCGGCGTCGTCGTCAGAATGTCGCCGATGCCGCCAAGCAAAAGGCCGAAGCCGAATAGCCCGAGCGCACCGGCGGTGACGCCGAATAGCGTGTTGCCGAGCGTCAGGCCGAGCGCGCCGGTGACGAGGCCGCCGGCGCCACCGACGCCGGTGGCTGCCGCTGACCCGGCGGCGGCTTCGACACCGAGCGCACCGCCGGCCGTGAGCACGGCCGCGGCGATCAATACGACGCCCAGCAGTACCTTGATCAGGCCGCCGGAGCTTTTGGCGCCCGCGGCGACGGGGATGATATGGAATTCAGGCTGCGCGCCGAAACGGATGCGCAGCATACGCCCGTCGAGATCCATGCCGTCTTTCATGGTCCCGCGCACGACGCGGAATTGGCCCTTTTCGAGTGCCTGCCGGAAGCCCGGCTTGTTCGCCATGAGCGCGTAAATTGCGGACGAAGGCGTGCTGCAGCCCCAATCGAACGGGCCGCCGAACTCCTTTTTCAGCGCGCCATGCAGAACGATATGCGTGGTGCCAGGTGACGCCTCCGGCCGGCGCACACGTTTAGCGTTTGCTGGCATGCCGCACCCAATATTTGACCATGTGATTCCAGGAGTTGAGCGGCTCGATCATCGAGAGCCGGCCCGCCTTGTGGTGCAGCACCTGCTGCTCGCCGACATAGATCGCGCCGTGGATGACGCGCGGCCGCAACGCACGGCCGTCGGCGGCGACGACGGGGCTGGCCACCAGGCCGACATCGCCGATGCGCACGTCATCGTGCCGCACGGGCTGGAAGCCGGCGTCGCGGAAGCCGTGTTCGTAAAGATCGGCGTCCTCGTCGAGCCACCACTCCCAATCCCTTGGGAAATCCGGCAGGTCGATTCCTTGCGCGATTTGGTAATAATCCTTGATCAGCGCGTAGCAGTCGCCGCGCCCGTCAGAGCCGCCTGGACCGTGCCTGAACACGCGCTCCACGAGCGGCGGGGTTTCGATGCCGGGACCCCAGAACCAGGGTTTCGTGGCCATGGTCGCGCTGCTGACGCAGAGGCCCCAGGGCACGTTCATCGCCGCCTGCTGGCGCATATCCATGGATGACGGATAATTCGGCTTCACGCGCTGGCGTGGCCGCGCCCCGTGGCTATGCACCACGGCCAGAAGCGTGCCGGCGATCTGGTATTCCGCCGCGTCATCGGCGCAGTCGAAGAAATTCTCCGGGTCGGGATGACGGTTCGGCAGCGCGATGAAGCCGTCAGCGGTAATGATGCCGCAGGCTTCTTTCGGGAAGCACTCGACCGCGTGCAGCTGAATTGCCGCTTTCGTCGCTGCCGCAGTGAGAATACTGAGATCGGTCATGCCGAGCTTGGGCGCGCGGCTTGGTCGCCTGCGAAAGCCTTAGCCGCCCGGGTTCAGTGCGACGCCCGGGAACGCGCGCGTGGGCAGCGGGGTGGACACGCCGAAGCGCGCGACGCAATCGCGCAGCCGCCGGCCGCACTGATCCAGCGCCGGATTTTCGGTCGAGACCGTGAACGCGGTGAAATAGTCGCTGCCGGTGTAAGGGCAATTCTGCTGGATGAAGGTGCCAGTGCCGACGTCCCATACGCGGTAGCTGCGCGTGCAGACGCCTTGCAGCACCTGGCGGAACGGAAGCTGCTTGCCCTCCTGGTCGGTCACGGCCGCGAGTTCCAGCTCGATGAAATTCTTGTCGGCGTGGCTTTTGCGGTCGACGCGGAAAATAGCGGGTTCCGACGTCGCCGTTGGATCGGCATAGACCTGGCCATCGAGGAAGCAGGTAAAGGTCTGCACGTACGTCACGGTGGCGCCGAGCAGATCGTTGTTCGCGATCACGAGCGCCATCGCATAATTAGTGCCGCCGGTGGGGCCCAGCACATTGCTGATGCGCATCTTGGGCGATGGCAACGGACCCCGGCCATTCCATTCCAGCCCGTCGATGTCGATCGGCAGCGTCAGGTAGGTGGTGTCCGCCATGACGACGCCGCCGCTCCCGCTCTGCGTCAGCGGACCTGGCGTGAAATAATAGATGGTCCCGCCGATCAGCGTGCAGTCGATCGTGAACAGATCGAGCAGCGGGTAGCCGGGCGCGAGTTTCTGAATAAGTTGCGGGAATTGAACGGACATGCCCAGCTTGGGCGCGCCACTTGGTTCCCGGCGGAAGCATCCTGGTTAAGCCGACAGGATCACCAGCGAGAAGCTGATATTGGCCTGATCCACGTCGGCCGGCGTTGGGCACAGCATCGACAGCACGGTATTCGCAGCGCCCGAGTAGGCGCCGGAGCTATAGGTCGCGAAGGTGCCCGACCAGCTGATCGTGGCGATCGCGGTTTCGACGCCGCTGGCGATTGCCGACAGCACCCATTCCGAGGGTTCCGCCGGCGCCACGCCGGAGTAGCCGGCCGAACCGACGAGGTTGGCCGCGATCGTGAAGTTGAACGGAATGATGACGTCGATCTGCTGACCGCTGCCAGGTAACCCCGAAACGATATACGGGATGACGAATTCCGTGCCTGTCGTGCCGCCACCACCACTGCTGCCGCTGCCGCCGGACGGCAGTGCGTTGGTCGGCGTGTAATCCAGCGTGAGCTGCACGCCGTTGCCATAATAATTCGCGCCATCGAACGTACCGAGCGTGTAGCCGGTCAGCGTCCATTGGCGCACGACGCTGTCGCCCGGCACCTGATAGAGGAACGGGATGCCGCCGATGTTGGTGTCGAAGAATTCCTGGATCGGCGCCCAAAGCGTGGCGGTAATGGCGGTCCAGTTCAAACTCACCGTGCGGCCGACATAGTTGATGCCGTCCGGCGTGCGCTGCACGTAGCCGTCGCCGAAATTGGTCGTGAGCAGGCGCGCGGTGACCTTCGCGCTGAAGCCGTCCTGGCTGGGCGCCTGCGGCGGATCGAACGTCGATATGGTCACGAGCTTTGCCCCGCATAGCTGTGATACAGCATGCCACCAGGCCGTTGCTGCCGCAGAAGGACGTTTTTCACGGCCTCGGTCGCCATGGTTTCGAATTGTTTCTGGATTTGCTTCATGTTGTTCTGGTCGACACCGCCGCCGCCGTTGCCGCCGCCGGCCGCGTTGTATGTGATCGGAGCATGCACGAGGATTTGCGGGCCGCCCGCGCCACCACCGGATTTGATGCCCAGGCTGCCATCGGGCAGCACGGTCAGTGGGATGGCCGCCTCCGGGCCTGCCTCGCCGGCGACATTGGAGCCGCCGCCGGCGTCCATGAACGCTGTTGGGCCCGAGAAAATGCCGCCCGACGCGTGATAGTTGATGCGGCCGGAAGGTCCCCACACGCCGCCGGCAGCCGCACCGAAAATGAGGTCGGAAATAGCCCCACCTTCCGCGTCGCTCGCCGCACCGCCCGCCGCAGCGGCAGCCGCGCCGCCCACGCCCCCGTAGCCTATCGAGCTATCGAATATCCCCGAAT